TAAAAGTGCATTAAAAAAACAAAATATTGTAAATAAATGATAACATCAATATACTTTCCAAATAAAGAATTTAGTTCTAAAGCAGAGTTGTTTGATGCTATTAAGAATGATGAGGTTAGAATCAAGGCATTAAAAAAAGCCGAGATAATATTTAGTCACGAACGTAATCACATATCGAAATCATCCATCAAAATAAAAGATGCTACTACAAAAGCATTGACTATTGAAGATGGTTATATTTATCCAGTAATAAGCACTACCAACTATTTAGATAGTCACGGAGATGTGCATATCAATGGCTGCTTTAAAAAGACTGTTCAAGAACAACAAGGTAAAATACTTTATTGCAAAGACCACAACATAAGTGTTGACACTATCATAGCTTGGCAATCAGATGTTGAAATGATGGTAACTGAATTACCATTTTCTACATTAGGTAAAGACTATAGTGGAAATGCTGAATGTTTAATATTCAAGATAAGTAAAGATGCATTAGTAGAGAGTGAAAGCATCGAAGACATTATTGAATACAATAGACCAGTTCAGAATTCGATAAGGATGCAATATGTAACATTCGTAACCTGCATTGATGATAAAAGACCAGAGTATAAAGTAGAGAAAGCGAATTGGGACAAGTACTACAAAATGATTGCTAATAAAGCAGATGCTGATATGGCAGGTTACTTTTGGGCAGTTTTGGAATTAAAGATTAGAGATGAGGGTAGTATGGTAGTTAAAGGTAGCAATGATGCAACACCATTGCTTCAGAATCCAGAAATTGAAGAACAAACAAAAGAATGTGAAAGTTGTGGCAATGAAATGGGTGGCGAATATTGCTCATCTTGTGGAATGCCACGCAAAAATATTGCGCCGTTAATAAACACGCAAACAAACGTAGCCGATTTATCACTACAAAAAAGTAAACAAAAACAAAAACAATTTTTTATTAATCTTACAAAAAACATTTAAAAATGAAGAGTAAATTTGAATTATTCCTTGAAACAAAAGGATTGAACACCATATCTTTCGCAGGTCAAGAAGCAGAAGAAATGGCAAAGTTGTATAACGAATACAACGAAGAAGCAAGAAAAGCATTAGAGGATGCGGTTGCTAAAAGTGCAAGTAAAGAAGATATTGAATCTTTGAAATCAGAAATTGCATCTTCACAAAAAGAGCAAATGGTGCAATTAAACAAAACTTTAAAAGAGTATGGTTTGGCAATTGAGAAATTGAACAAAAACAATTCTGAAAGAAGTTTGATTTCAAACGCTACAAGCGTAAAGGATTCTTTATCAACTGAAGAAAACAAAGCTAAATTAAGCGCATTAAAAGGCTTAAACAAAGCATCTGCTGAACAGAATGGTATCACCTTTGAAATTAAGGCTGCTGGTACTATGTTAGAGTCTACTAACGTAAGTGGTGGTAATGTTCCAGTTGAACAACGTATTGCTGGATTGAACCTTATTGCTACAAGACAATTACGTTTAATGGACTTATTCGCAAAAGGTGCTGCAAGTTCAAACATCATTTCTTGGGTGTATCAAGCAAACAGAGATGGTGCTGCTGGTGGTACTGCTGAAGGTGACACAAAGAATCAAATTGATTTTGATTTAGTAGTTGCTTCTCAAGCGGTTGTTAAGCGTACTGCTTACATCAAAATATCAACTGAAATGTTAGATGATATTGATTTTATTCAATCAGAAATCAACAATGAATTGATGCGTTTATTGATGTTAGACATCGAATCAACTGCTTACTCTGGTAACGGAACTGCACCTAACTTAAATGGTATCAGAACAGTTGCTACTGCATTCGCTGCTGGTACTTTCGCAGGGACAGTTGATAATGCAAACGAAGCCGATGTGTTGACAGTTGCTATTAACCAGATTGCAATTGCTAACCAAGAAGCACCGAACGCAATTATGATGCACCCATCTGACATCACTAAATTGAAGTTGTACAAGGTTTCAGCTACTGATAGAAGATATATTGACAGATTGATATTTATTGGCAATACACTTACACTTGATGGTGTGCCGATGATTGGAAGCACATTGGTTACTGCTGGAACTTATTTAGTTGGTAATTTCAATATGTCAACAATGTATCAGAAGAATGCAGTAACTATCAATATGGGACTTGATGGTAATGACTGGACTAAAAACTTGCGTACTATCATTGCAGAGTGGAGAGGTGCATTAGTAACTAAAAACAACGACAGAACTGCGTTTGTGAAAGGTACATTTGCAACTGACATTGCTGCTTTAGAAACTGCATAGTAAAATGAGCAAAGTAAAATCTAAAGAAGTAGTAGCGGAGGTGCAAACCTCTGCTGCTGCTCCTTCTGAAAAGAAATCAGAAGCGAAAGAAGTAACGCAATCAAAAAGAGAAGTTGAGGTTGTTGTTATTAAGGATTTTAAAGGCTTAAAAGCAGGTGAAAAAGTAATTGTATCTGAAAATATTGCTGAATTATTAACTAATAAAGGGCTTGTAAAATAATATGGGAATTCTAATATCAGCCTCCGATTTCATAGGCGAAAATAAAATAGCAACGGATGTGTTTACGGATGCTGAATTAGATAATTTCATTACGCTATACGAGTCAAAATTACTTTATGAGTTATTAGGCATTGAGTTGTATGATTTATTCATTGCAGACCTTGTTGGAGGTGTGCCACAAACTGCGAAGTATGTGACCATTTACGAAGCGTTTGTTAAAGAAATAGATGATGAGATGATTACAAGTGATGGTATGAAGGTTATGTTGGTTAAATGGGTATTTTTCCACTACGTTAGAACGCAGCCACAAACCAATACCATTCAAGGTAACACACAAGCAGAAGGCACTATTAATATGCCCAGCGCAATGAGTTACACATCATTATGCATTGATTACAACAAAATGATTAGCACTTTCAAGGCAATTCAAAACTATATTGAGTCGGTAAAAGTTGCCGATTATCCAACATTCAAAGGTGTTTTAAAACATTATATGTCGTGGGCTTAATAACTACTAAAGACCATATAAAAAATGTTGTTGACTCAATCAATAAAACGATTGTAGTCAATTCCGTTGTTGCCGATGGTAGCAACTGGAAGTTAATGACAACAAATACGAAGTGGGCAACCTTTGGTAAGGTGTTAAGTGGTAAGGTAATTAAGGAGGTTGTATTCAATGAATCAATCACTATTGCATCAGCTACACAACCTGCAACTGGCATCTATAATTTAACATCACCATTCTTTTATTTTGGGACATTTTTAGAAACCAATTCCGAATTGATTAAGGTATCAAGCAGCAACAATAAATTACCATTGATTTACCTGCATATGAACGCACCAGAAAAATTCGCTGATGAGGAATCTACTATTGATTTTGTAAGTGATTGCGTTATCTATTTTCTTGTTGATGCTGACCCTAAAAATTGGTTGAGGTCAACACATTTAGAACAAGCAATCAAGCCAATGAAATCACTATGTGCCGAGTTTATTCGTTCTTTATTTGCGTATAGTAGAACTAACGCAAGTAGTAAGATTACATACGTTGAAAATGATTATGCCAATTTCGGGAAGGTGCAATGGGAAGGAGTGAAGAGTCAAATCTTTGCGGACAACACCTCTGGTACTGAACTGCTAATAAACATTCCATTTAATAAGTGTTTTTCCTGCTGCGAAAATTAAATTAAAACAAATTATTAATATTTAAAACAAAAAAAATATGTCATTATGTTCTTGCGATGTGTCGCTTCAAAACACTGGTTCACCAAGTTGCGCCCCAGTTATGGGTGTTGCAGCAAATTTTATTTTAGTTCCGTTAATTGCCAATGATGGTACATTTAACAAGATTGACCCATCAGCTACTTTAAACGATGCTTATTTTACTGCATTGATTAACGAAGCCGATGATAGTAAGCGTTGGTATCCAACTGGCAAATTAAAGAATGTTACAACTGATAGAGCAGACCCTATCCTTGAAACATTTGAAGATGGTTCAAGTGTATTTATCCGTGATGGTATCAGAAATTTTACCGCAATGATTATCAAAGGTAGCTTTGAATTAGCAAAACAATTCAACGCTAACAGATGTTCAACTTTCGGAATCTTTATCGTTGATTTGGATGGTAACATTTTAGGCACTACCAAAACTGGAAGTAATTACCTTTACCCAATTGCGGTTGATGCTGCTACTTTTTACGCAAAGCCAGTATTCACAACCGACACAACTATCCAAAAGATAATGTTGCAAGGTCAATGGGATGTGTTACAAAAGGATGATGATTTGCGTATGATTTCAGCATCTTCAATAACTGCTGCTAACATCGTAAACTTGAAAGGTTTAATGAATGTTTATGCAACAATAGTAAGCACAAGCACTACTACAATGGTACTTGACCTTTATGCTAAAGTTGGTAACATCGTTACTAACTACCCAATCGAAGGTCTTGTTACTGCTGATTTCGTTTCAAGTGATACTGGTTCAACAAGTAAAATGTATAACATTACTGATGCATCTGATTTAACTGTTGCTGCTACTGAAAGCACAACTGTTGATGGTCGTTATACCTTAACTTATACTGGTGCAGTAGCTTCTGAAGTGTTGCAACCTTTAATCAAGAAAAACGGATTAGATGGTGTTACAATGATTGGAACAACTGGTACAGTAATTTAATTTAACCATTAAAATTGAAAAGCCTTTGCAGAAATGTAAGGGCTTTTTTTATATCTTTGCACTATGTGGAATCTTGAAGTAATTGCCAGAAATGTCAAGAAGTTAAACGAAGATAAAGCGTTTCAAAAGGTCATTCGCAATCCAGCCATACAACTTGAGGCTATTAGGTTGAATCGTGATGAGCAATTATTTAAAAGGGGTGTAGATGTATTTGGTGTTTCGATGAGGTCACAATATGCCAGAGGAAGCAATGTTTATGCTGATTACACCATAGCAATTAAAAATGATAAAAATCAGCCCACAGATAGAGTCACATTGCGTGATACTGGCGCAATGTATCGAACATTTAAGACCAAAATAGTTGGTGATGAGTTGATGCTGGATGTTGATTCAATTAAGGAGGGTAAAGACTTGCAAAAAACTTGGGGTCAATTTGTGGGGCTTGATGAGTTTAGCAAAGAAATATTAATAAATAAATCAAAACCAATAGTTTTAGATTATGTTAAGAGTACAATACTACAATAACATTGACACAATGCCCATCTACAACTACTTACAAGTTGTGGAGCAGGGCAACAAGAATGCATTAATTTGCAAATGGGGACTATTTAAGCGCAATTTCACCATTGCATTGGAAGATATCCAGCGACAATTAGTAAATAGATTTGGCATTTCGGAAAGTTATATGGAAGTACTTGAAAAAAGGTGCGAAATAGCGTGTTTGCAAATAGATTTGCACGTGACAGATGATAGGTTTAACAAAACATTAATTGGCATTGCAGAGAGTGAATTAAAGGAGTTGACAAACCGCAAAAGTTCAACTACTGATGAGATAAAAGATTATTTGGAAAAGTATAAAGGATTTCATTTATCTTTGCATACGATAACAGTAGCTGAATGGTTCAGTTATGTTAAAAATTATTCAAAGCAGCAGGTTAAAATCGAGAAATAATGGCAGAAGGTAAAGCGTTAGGCAAAGATGATTTATTTGAAAGTGATGCATTTAGTGATGCCATTAAAGGTGCTGATGAATTGCTTAAAATTATTCGTGAAACAAACAAAGAAATTAAGGGCAGTTTAGCATCACAGAAGCAATTTGTTTCTACTTTTAAACCGAAATCTTTTGATGATGTTAAGAAGGTAAACACCGAACTAAAGCAGACATCTGACCTCATCAAGATGAAGCAGCAGTTAGAAATTGCTGAATTGAAAGTATTGCAACAACAACAAT